ATTGTCTACATATCCAGTTTCACTATTAAATACTTCCCACATCGTAAACTCAGCTGAATCATTCTTATAATCAATAGAAATACTACCTAATAACATTTTATTATGTAATAAATCACCTGTAAACTCATTGCTAAATATGGCTAAGTTGCTAAGTATACCATTTGCATTTTTTATGCTCAATAAATTGCCATTAAACTTTGTTCTAGGCTTATAACGCTGAAACATGTATGTCTGAGTAATTAACTGTCCTAAGTTATCATATACTACACCGGGAAAACCTGTATTATTTCCATTACCAAATTCCCACGTAGTACATCTATCTTGTAAAAGCTCTGTTTGTGTAGTTAAAAATAATGTTCCTGAAATGGTTGAGCGTAAACTATTATCAATCTGAATATCTACTTCATTAATATTGTTTAAATTTCTTGATTGACTAGCATTATGTGTATGTCCAATTGTATTTAATTGACCACCTACAACCCACCCTAATCTGATATTTACATTTCTATAGTACCATTCTACACCATCTCCAGTACCTAACCAAGCATTAACTAAATAGATATTTAAAATACAATCAAATGGTACTTTTTGCGTTTGAAAGCTTACTGAATGCCAATTATATGCATTGTCTCCTTCATTGATTGTATAAATTAAATTATCATCTGAGTAAGTAGTAGTCCATGAGCCATCATTCTTTAAAAAGTATGTTGTAGTACCATCTGTAATTCTAACCATCTGTGATAACCTCAAATCAAAATAACCTGAGAATCTATTATCATTTGCTCGTATTTCAAATGACAATTCAAAAGTATCATCTTTTGAAAGTGTAATATTGCATGATTTAGCTTTACTATAAGTATCAGTTCCACAAAATCTTTCAATCTCTTCATTAAATGAATTAAATACTTGCCTTATGTAAATATTACCACTTCCTTGTGGTGTCCATTGTGGAACGGTATAATTAAAAATTGTATTTCCACCCTCAGGGTAAGTACTAATCAATGAACCTAATTCACTAAATTGATTGTTGCATATTAAACTCTCAGGTTGAACATAATTAAATGTTTCTAATGTTCTCCTATAAGGTCTAATGATAGATTTGAGTAAGCCAGTTTCAACTTTATTACTTGAACCAATCACAAATGATTTATTTATAGTCAATTGATCTACATATACAAAATCTGAATTGTAATTGTAATAATCTATTATTGTTTGCCCTTCCTCAAAATCTAAGAATAAATCAGGATAACGCACTATCCACCAACTGCCAAGTGATTGAAAGCATGACATGTTAAAACGCTTCATAATTATCTCTAACACATCATAACAACTCATATACTCATTACCTTTTAAAAATGTATTTCCTAATAAAGTAACATCTTCAAAAATCCTTGTCTGAAATGTATCAACATATATTACTCCATCAGATGGAGTAATATGATTGTATACATTCAATTCAATATTTTGTATGTATGTTGCCCTTAGACACAATTTTATAAATGTAATTAATGGCACATAACCATCTAAAGAAACTATCTCACGATATGATATAGTAAATGTTGCTGGTGGTAATGCAGGTATTTGTTCAACTACTTGTATACACCAACCAGAATTAGCATCTATTTCACCTAAATTAGCTACCATTGTGAATGTCAACGTATCTATTGTAAATGTTTGACCAACTATAACTGGCCACCCGGCACCCCAATCAATAACAATATATGAACCAGGAACAAAGGCAACTGGAATACCCCCAACAGCTATTAAATCTCCAAACAACTCAGCTGATCTACCTAATGTAATATCTTTTATTGTGCCTAAATTATCAGTTGCTACAATTGTAATTTCATGTACAAAATCTACTTGAACTTCACTACAATCATCTTGTTGTATAAATCCATCAAATAAAGTATTAGTTGTTGCATCATCAATTAATTTAACCCTAAACTCATTATCATTATCTGAATAAAAATCTAATAATGACAAGCTACCAGATGTAGTAAGATTTATTGTTAATGTGCTACCCTTAATTGGAGCCAATGGATCATCTTCTTGCCACTCCTGTACAACAGGTGTAGCACCTAATATAACAGTTATAGGATCACCAGTATAGATATCTTGATAGATATTTACAATGTATCTACTATTACTGTTTCTAATTGAATCAAATGAGCCTGTATATTTTAATGACATTATGTTGTACGTGCATAAGTAGCACTATATTTTTTGTTGCTAAAATAAATATCCTGACCTCTTAAAATGCCATAAATCTCAACCTTACCACCAACCCCACCCATCATATTTGCTGTTTGTGCTGCAGGTAATACTTGACTGCCTCTAGGTAAACTTATCATTTCAGGCCCACGCTCACCTACTAAAGCCATTCCACCTGGTGCATTACGTGTACCAACTGCAAATTTATTTTGTGATGATAAAGAATTTTTTATTAATGAACCCAATGTTACTAATGCAACTCCTGCAGCTAATGCTAAAAATGGATTTGCTAGAGCTTGAGCTATTGCTTTTTGTGCTAAAATACCAGCAACACCTATTGCTATTACTTGTTCACCTAAAGTAGAAATAATGCCACCTAATTGGTTAAATAATCCTCTAAATACATCAATTAAATTCCCTCCAGTTATTGCAGTTGATAAAGCTTCTCCTAAGCCTACACCAATAGCTACAATAGAAGATTGTACTGCAGATGCTAGTACTTCTGTTAAATTAACTGCTTGTTTTTTAATGTTATCTATACTGCCTTTAGGAATATCAAATGGTATAGATATTGGTGTAAGATTAATTTGATTTTGTAATGAATTGACTAAATCTTTAGTTTTGACACTTTCTAACGATTTCTTTAATGCATTTAATTGAATAACTAATGGAATAGTAAATGTTGGACTAGCTTTGAATTTTTTAACTGCAGTTTCAATAAATGATTCAAAAGCTTGAATATTTTGTTTTGTTGCTGGCTCATTAAATAAAAAAGCTATTTTTTCATTATTTACTAATGTTTGAATAAATGTTTTATATGCATCTGATAATGTCTCTACTGACTTCTTTGATTTAGCTGCATTTTTTACCCTTTCAGCTGCTGCCCTTTTATCTTCAACTGTTGCCGCTCTATTTGTTGCTGCTTGTAATTCTCTTGCAGCTATTAACTCATTTTCTTTTTTTATAGTTTGATTATAAACATCTAAAGCCGCTTTATATGCTTGATTATATTCCTCTTCAGTTTTAAATTGATTTCTAGTAACTTCTCCTAAATTTATTAAAGCTTTTTGTCTAGCTTCAGTAGCTTTTACTAACTCTTCAGATATTGTAATAAATTTAGCTTGTCTTTGTAAAACACCTTGCTGAGTTTTATCTTCAAATCTTGCGACAATATTTATATCATTTAATTTAGCTGAATTTTCAGCAACATTTATAAAATTATTCAACTCATCAGTAACAGCTGATAATTCTCTTTTTAGTGCTTCTAAATCTTTCTTAAATAAATCTGAATTTTCTTTTGCTTCTTTACTGCTTCTAGTCCAAGCTTGAAATCCAATTTGAGCAAAACTTATAGCAGCAGTAACCACACCAAATGCTAACCCCAAACCAGCAGGTCCACTTAACCCACTAACTAATGCTTTTAACGCTCCACCTGTACTGCCTGTCTCAGCTTTTAATCTACCAAATGATTCAACTAATGGATTAATATTGTTTGCTATGCCTATAAAGCCATATGGGGCATCTTGTGCAATTCTTGATAGATTCTGCAAAGATTGTCCAGCCTGTGCAGAACCAGCATTTAAATTGCTCTTTAATGCATCACCAGTCTTTTTAGCTTCAGTAGCTGTAGACTTTAAAGCCTCAGATGTATTTTTAAGCCCTGTGCTGACCTTATCAAACCCGGTTGCGGTGACAATTATCTCTATCTCTTCTGCCATTATTTAATCTTTAATTTGTGTCGCTCTAAAATAGCTTTGTATCTATCTGCTGTCATTGGCTCAACTTCTATTTTTTCATTATCTTCCTCCATTGGCCAAAACTTATTAATTTTACCTATTGCTTTACTTCCTGCCATTGCCTCAGCTATGCGAAAAGAGGCAAAACGAATGACCATAGCCGATTCCTTTTGCCTCTCTTGGTATCCCTCACACGCTGCATAAAACTCATGAGGCATTGAGCAATAATATTCATCTACACTCCATCCTAATTTTCCTAAAGCAAACTTTAAATTGTCGTAGCACTGCTCTCTATGGCTTTTTTTTTCTCCTCATTCTCTTTTATTTCTTGACCTTGTTTTATAAGGTCATTCCATACTTTTGTCTCATTAAGTAAGATAGTAACAGCTTGAATTTGCTCATTTTTATCTTCCATAATATCAACCCAGTCACATACTTCCTCCCATGTATAATCTACATCTTCACGCTTTAATCTGCTATATCCTAACATACCACCATAAACCATTGCATACATAAAACCTGATGTAGTTTCGCCATCATTGTATTCATGCAATTTTTCTATTGCTAACTGGTTAAATTTGATTCCGTACTCTTTGCCGTTTAATTTGATTTTCATTTTTGTTTGTTTTAGTTTTAATTTGTAATAAGCATTTCAATATTTATAAAAGTATCAGTACCATCATCATCAACAACATGAAATCTAAAATACTCAGTCCCAGCTGTAAGATATTGTACTTGTCCAGATACATACCCATATGATGCATTAAACCCATTATAAAATAATGATGAAACATATGATGTTACATCATTATTAGATAAATCAGTAAAATAAAAATTATACGGTGCAGTCCCACCTGATGCATTACCAAAATAGTAAGGACTAGATAAAATCTGATATAAAGTAAATGTTATCGGATTTTCATGAACAGCTGTTAATGTTAATGGAGAAGTTTGTATACTTAATGTTGGTGTACCATAAGGTTGAATGGTTCCAGTAAATGTACCAACACTATCAAATGAATAAGTAGAACTAAGCTCAGATAAATAACCTGTACCAGTTTCAATTTCATCACCACCTTGTGGTGTCTCAGGTGCTATCATCCAGCCAATTGTCTGCTCATTTCTTAATAAGATTCTCAAATCTGTACCACTAATTGAGCCGTTTGTAGGATCTTGTAAATGCTGACCTTCAAAAGCATAAGATAGCTCTAATATACCTGGACTTTTATCCGGTCCACATGCTGATGAGGCATCTACTACAGATACTGAATCAGATTTACTTACAGACGTAAGACATACAACTATTTCATAGTTAGTGCCTCCATCAGGATCAATGAAGAGTAGCATATTGCCACCTTGTACTTTATGTTCTGCCATTTTATTTTATAATTAGTCAATTGATAAAGATGGTGTACCAAATGGTTGAATAGAACCAGTAAAAGTACCAACACTATCAAAAGCATAAGTTGAACTTAATTCAGCTAAAAATCCGGTTCCACTTTCAATCTCATCACCAGCAACTGGTGTTTCAGGTGCAATTTTCCATCCGATTGTAGTTTTGCTACGCAACAATTGACGAAGAGATGTACCACTTATTTTACCTGTTGTAGGGTCTTGTAAATGCTGACCTTCAAAAGAATAGGATAACTCTAATGTGCCTGGACTTTTGTCCGGTCCACATGCTGAAGATGCATCAACTACACTTACTGCATCTGATTTACCAACTGAAGTTAAACAAACTACCATGTCATAATCTGTACCACCTGCAGGATCAATGAATAATAACATTGTACCACCTGCTACTTTGTGTTCTGCCATTTTATTTAAATTTTAATTTGTTATGAAATTACGAAAATATCTTGTTTAAATATCAATATTCTTGAAATAAATACTTTGCCACCCAAATTACCAAATCTTTCTGTCCTATCAGTTTGCAATGTCAAATTACACATTTGCAACCCAAAGGCTGATAAATCTATGTTTAATACTCCTTGTGGCTTTATTGCATCTATAATAGCGCCACACGCTGTATTTAATGTTTTGCTGTTGTTATATTTGTATTCCCAACTATGAACGCTCAATTGTATAGTTAAATTAACGTCTGATGTATTTGCTGTACTTGTCTCAGTTGATGTTGCATCATTGATAACGCAATAAATCTTATGCTTTACATCATCCGGTTCCTCACCCTCATAAACAGGAATATCTAACCCGTTTACTATCTCATAGTAAGCTTGTAATATTGCGCTGTTTACGTCTCTCATAATTTAAATATTGCTCTTAAATTCTTTTTTAATTCAGGCAAAGTTTTATTGACTGATGGATAAAGAAATGGTTTTGCTGGAATCCCTTCCTCCATTATTTGTTTAATGGTAAAATAAATATGTGCTTTATCAGTTATTCCCTTTCTAGCTGCCCATGCTTTTATAGATAAAACAAATTCTTTAAAAGTTCCACCTGTTTTTCCTTTAAATGTTGCTGCATATGTTTGCCAATCTGCAGGTAAACTGCTAACATAAGCTGCTGCAAACTTTCTTGTGCCAAACTCAATATATGCTGCATATTTAGCTGATGCTACAACACTTGCTGAACCTTGTCCATATCTTGGACTTATTGACCTAAGTAACATTCCCTCATCACTACTTTTTTCACTTACTATTGATTTTGCATTTTGTGCTGTTGTATCTGCCCAATCGTTTAATTCAGCTTGCACTTGTTCCTTAGCATCAGATGCTAATTTATCAAACTTTTTAATCAACGTATCTATGCCTTTTACTTCTAA